TGACAAATGGCAGTTACCACTCGTGCAAGTCGCCCGGACCTTCTACTTCCGGGCATCCAGTCCATCTTCGGACACACCTACGACAAGCTCGAAAAGCAGTATTCGCGTATCTTCGATGTTCGCACGTCGAAGAAGGCCGCCGAGAATGTCGTGGAGGTCACCGGCCTCGGTCTCGCGACGGTCAAGGGAGAGGGCCAGTCCATCTCCTACGATGGTTTCGGGCAGGGTCCGAAAACCCCCTTCGTCCACGTCACCTACGGCCTCGGGTTCATTCTCACCCGAGAGGCGCAGGAGGACAACCTGTATCAGGACGTTGCCGAGGCGAATGCCCAGGCGCTTCCCTATTCGATGCTGGTGACGAAGGAAACGGTTCACGCCAATATCTTGAACCGCGCGTTCAACTCGTCCTATGTCGGCGGCGACGGCAAGGAGCTCGTCTCCAACGCCCACCCGACCGTCAATGGAACGCAGTCGAACCTCCTGACCGCCGCCGACCTGTCGGAAGCGGCTCTCGAGGATGCAATCACCAACATCACCTTGGCGAAGAACTCGGCAGGTCTCCCGATCATGCTGAAGGCGGTTCGGCTCATCATCAGCCCGAACGACCTGTTCAACGCCACGCGCATTTTGAAATCGGAGCTTCGCGTCGGAACTCCGAACAATGACGTGAACGCGATCAAGATGCTCGGCGTGATCCCCGAAGTCACGGTCAACAACTACCTGACCGACACCGACGCCTGGTTCATCCAGACCAACGCACCCAACGGCCTGATCTCGTATCAGCGCCGCGCGCTGGCGATGGAGGACGACAGCGACTTCGACACCGAGAACATGAAATTCAAATCGACCGAGCGTTACAGCGCTGGTTGGGGCGATTTCCGGAGCATCTACGGGAACACCGGCGTTTGAGTTAGTTCACTAATAGAACTCCCTAATCCCTGGGGAGGGATAGCCCGCTTCTTTCTCTCGTGAGGAGCGGGCTATTTCGTGCCTGACATTATTTCGCACCGTGAGAGTGCTCCGCTGTAACCTTCGCGTGAGCCATGCCGACCGAGGGCCGGTACTTCATCTTTGGAGACGCCCCCGATGGCCTACGATCCGTTCGCGACACCGACTACGGTCCCTGCCACAGTTCCAACGCCGCTTCCTCCGGTCCCTGCTCCTGTCGCGCCCAACAACGCCTTGGGTCAGCTCAACGGCATGGGTCCGGGGATCGGGCACCCTGGGCAGGGAATGGACTGGCGCACGCTCCTCCAGGGCTTGCAGCAGAACTTCCAGAACTTCCGCAGTCAATTGCAGGACTGGCGGCAGGGCGGGATGCAGGGACCCCGACCGACGATGTTCCCTCAGTTCACCCGGTTTCCCGGCTTCGGGGGAGGTGTTAGTGGCCACTTTGGCCAGTTCCCGCTAAATCCGCAGGACCCGAACGCCCCCCCCGCGGCAACGCCCGGAGGTGGCACGACCGGAGCCCCGCTACAGCCACCGGGGATGCAGCAGTTCCCCTTATACCGGCACATAGCCGATTGGCGCGTCCCGATGATGGGCACGATGCCCACCAATGGCTAACTCTCCGTGGGGATCGTGTCCGCGTTGTGGTTTTCAACGTAGGCTCAACACGTTCAAGCGTGAATACACGGGCCTTCGCGTCTGCCAGCTCTGCTGGGACCCCAAGCCGCCTGAACTGAAGCCGCCACGGATCAGACCAGAGGGCGTGCCTCTACCCAACGCCCAGCCCGAGACCGAGCCGGTTTTTGCCAAGTTCACTGACGGGTCACATTTGTAGTGCCCAGCAGCGGCGTAACCTCATGGCCACTGACTGCCGAAGAGATCGTGACACAGGCCTGTTACGAGCTCGGCTCCCATGCGGCCGGCGAAACCCCATCCGGTCAGGAAATGGACGATGGGATTCTTCGCCTCAACGGGATGATGAAGTCGTGGCAGGGCGAAGGAAGCTTATATCGAGAGACAACGGCCACGGTGACCGTTCCGGGCGGCACCGGGAGCGTTTCCGCTCCTGCCGGGGCAGAGGACATATCGAGCGTCCGCCACATCGTCTCTGCAAGCTACAACCGCCTCCTGGGGGAATGGAACCGCGCCCAATATTACATGATCCCCAACCGCGCCCAGACCACCAACGGCGGCCCTTCGGTTTATTATCTCGAAAAGGGCGTCTCGGGTCTTACCATCCACGTGTGGCCGGTTCCCAGTGCTGATATTGACCTTGAGATCGATTACAACCGCATTGCCGACACCGTAACCGATCCTTCCGAGACATTGGACCTCCCCGAGGAGTGGCAGGAAGCGGTAATCATGGGCCTCGCCTCGCGCATGGCCTCGATGTTCGGAGTGACGAGGACAGATCCGGCGACCGTCCAGCGGATCGATCAGAAAGCCGCCATTCTATACCAGCGGCTATTGGATAGGGACCGGCCCGACAGCTATTATTTCGAGCCGGATTGCTAAATGGATCTGGTGATCCCGAAAGGGGTGTATCACCGAGCGAACGGCAACCTTCCCCCGTTCGAACTTGTGAACATGCTCCCCGAGGAGACGCCTTCGGCAAGAGGCGGGGTCAGTCTCTTGTCGTTTCCCGGCCTCGCGACTTCAACCACGATCGGGGCCAACCCCATCCTCGGGATATTCAGACAGGACGACCTCTTCACCGGCTCTACCTTCGTCTGCAATTCGTCGGGGACCGTCTACAAGGACGGAGTATCGATCGGAACTGTCGACGGGTCGGGACCTGTCTGGTGGGCCGCTTCAAATCTCGAATTGTGTGTCGGAAGAGGAGCCCACGCTTATTCCTACAACGGCACCACTTTTTCAGCGATCACCTTCCCCGATGGAGCTAACGTCCTTTGGGGCACATATATCGCGGGTCTGTTCATCTTCGCCCGATCGGGAAGTCGGAAATTCTATTGGTCGGCGGTTGACGATGCCCGGACCATCGATGCCTTGGATTTTGCCTCCGCGGAAAGCGATGCGAGTTTCCTCGTCCAGGTTCTGGCGATAGGTGATGTTCTCTACAACGGCTGCGGGGACAAGGTAGAGGCCTGGTATCCCACTGGGGACGGGACGTTGCCTTTCCTCCGCATCAGCCAGCGAACCGCGAAAAAGGGGATCATTGCTCCCGGCTGCATGGTCGAACTCGATAACGCACTCCATTTCCTCTCGACCGATCATGTCACTTACCGCATGGCCGATGTTCCCGAACGGATCTCGAACCACGGGATCGAGGAACAGGTAGCCAACAGCACCACATTCGCCCTGTTTGCTTATTATTGGCAGGGCCACGCGGTCTTGATGGAGCGGCTGGATACCGCGTCCTATGGATATGATGTTCTCACCGGCCAGTGGCACGAACGCAGGACTGATGGAGTAACCAATTGGGCCGCGTCCTCTGCCTTTCAACAAGCAGATGGGACTCCGTTATTCGGGGCTTCGACCGGCCCTGAACTGCTTGAGTATTCGGGCTGGGCCGAGGGTGCCAGCGTTCTCTCGCGCGAGTTTTCCGCCGCGATCCCACTCACTTCCTCCCAGATCGTGGATAGCATCGAACTGGAGTGCAATTCCGGGGCCACCACCGACTTAACCATCACCAATCCCGTCATCGAAATGCGCTATTCGCGGGATGGCGGAAATACCTGGTCGGACTGGAACGACGCCGCCTTGGGAAGCGCCCCTGTCGGAGGGACGGGGCATTACCGGGTCAGGGCCAAGTGGAGACGACTGGGCTCCTTTGGACCTCCCGGAGCCCTGTTTCATTTCCGGGTGACCGACGCGGTTCCGTTCCGTGTCTCATCCGCATTTGGCGAGGAAAGCTCGGCCGGAAGGGCTAGGGCGTGAGCGTCAATATCCCTCCTCTGCCCCCGTTCCAGCCCCAGTGGGCTGATTTCCAGGTTTGGTGGGAACTAGCCCGGACGGCGATCGAGAACGAGTTCGGGGCCCTGGAGACCGCCGACGATGCTTTAGCCGCGGCCCTAGCGGCTCAAGCTGCCGCGGCTGCTGCTGCCCACACTGCGGATTGGTCCGGGGTCACCGACGATGACGGCCACAAGCCAGACAATGATGCGACACTGGGGGCGAACTGGACAACGAATTTAACGTCTCGCCCAACCGAACTGACCGATGGCCGTGTAGCCGCTGGATTGACCTCTGCCGGTGACTTGAACCGCGATATCACCACCACGAGGGCGAACAGCTCCAACCTGCTCCGCAAAACCAGCGGCGGACTTTATACGGGCGATCTTAACGCCACGCTCGGCGCGGATCTCGCCACAAACGTCACCAACGTAGTCCCGAAGAACCTCCCCGCGATCACGGGATCAGGAGGGCGATATAAATTCACCGGGGCGATCAGCTACAGTGTTGACGGGACAGGAGCGGCGGCGACGATCTCCGTCGGGGCGGGGTCGCTTCTCATCGGCAACACGACCGTCTCCTACAATGCGATGAGTGCCAATGTCTCGGGCTCGGGGACGATCACTTATTATCTCTACGTCAACACCAACATGTTCACCAACGGGGCTCACACGCTCCACACCACCACCAGCGGGAACACGGTCTATTCCGATGACGACAACGTTTACATCGGGACTTGCACGGTCGTTTATTCGGCCGGGGGAACGGGCGGAGGACTCGGGGGTGGTGGATTTGGCCCTGCCTGCCCATGGGCCGAAGCATTCGTTCATACCGCAAGGGGATGGGTCAAGGCGTTCGATGTCGTTGAGGGCGATCTGGTCCGCACTCTCGAAGGATGGGAGACGGTCCAAAGGAACACTCCATCTCAAGGCAATTGTTATACCATCCACTCACGGTCGGGATTTGAACTGACGGTCAGCGACACGACGCCGATCACCTTGAGGGACGGTTCCAGCATTCTGGCTGACGAGATCAACGGCCACGAACTTCCTGTCGACAGAAACGGGGTGGTGTGGGAGCCCTGCTTCATCACGGACGCGGGTTGGCTTCCGGTCGCTCATATCAGCTGCCACGGAAAGACCTTCTCGGCCGGTAACGAGCCCGAGCGGGGCATCCTCACCCACAACACGGACAAGCCATGAGCTACACCCTGAACCCCGATGGGACCGTGACCCTCGATAGCGGGGAGAAGGTCACTGTTTCGGTTACCCAGAGCCTGCTTCCCAACGGAAGGGTGGAATATTCGGCCACCGCGAAAAGTGGGAAGGTTAAAACGGCCTACAACCATTCCGCCGACGATGCGGACCCGCAATATGCGAAGGAAGCGCTGCTGATCGTTCTTGGCGAGGAAGTTAAAGACCCCAAGATCCTGCTTTCCAATGAAGCAAGAAGGTCACTGAGCATCCGGCACAGGCTTAATGTCTCGAAAGCCCCTCCACTCGATCACAAGAGCCTCCTGTGAGGACGCTGGACCCTTCATTGTTCAACAGGGTGTGCAACCACCCCGAGGTCCGTCCGTGGCTTGGCGGGGAGGGTGAAATCGACGTTACGGAGGTCGTTTCGAACCCGCAGAATTATGCTTTGTGGTTCGGTGAGGGAGGGTTTATCCTCCACGCGGGTCCAGCGGCTTCATACGAGGTCCATTCCCAGTTCACGCCCGAGGGGCGGCGATCCTCCTTTCG